ACCCGCCTGGCAGCGGCGAACCGCTGCTGCGCGCTGTTCGGGTGTTGTCTTGTGCGTCCTAGATGCCATACAGCCTCCGACCAGTAGTATGGCCGGAGGCTGTGGCGGTGTCAAGCTGCGTCTGGGCGTCTGTCTGTTACACCGTAACTGTAGACGCTGGTTGCTGTAACGTAAAAATCAAGAATTCTGCAGGCTTGAATGGCGAAAAGCCAATATCTATTAGCACCTTGCCAGAATCCACAGTCGTCTGATTGTTATTACCGGCGTTGCACTTCACGAAGAACGCCTGTTCCTCGGTCACACCGGCGAAGTAGCCGGAGCGATAGAGCGACGACATGTAGCCACGGAGCGTGGTCTCGATCTTGAGCCACAGGTTCGGCCCGTTGCCCTCGAAGACGGCCCACTGAAGCTGGCGACGCAGGCTCTCCATGAGGAAGTCGTGGAGGAGACGCGCGTTGACGTAACGCCAACGGATGTCCTTGCTCAGCCCGCGGACGCCCCACACCACGAAGCCGGTCGCGATCGAGTTGAAGAGCGGATTGATCCTGCTCTGGTACAGGTCGTCACGAACACGGATGTCGTTGACCTGACGGGCGAACTCAGGTCCGACGGTACCGTTGCCGTCGAGCGCGCCGTCCTCGATACCACCGGGGCTCTTGCCCACGTTCTTGTTGTTGGCCGTCTTGGCGTAGACACCGGCGATGAACGGGGTCACCGACAGGATCTCTGGGCGGTTGGTGACCTCGTTCACGAAGTAGATGTTCGGCCAGTACATCGCCGCGCACCGGCTATCGAACGCGCCGGTGACCAGCACGTACTGGATCGCCTCTTGATAGGTCGTGTTCGCCGCGAATCCAAGGATCGCGTAGCGCGAGTTACGGTTCTCGCAGAAGTCGATGACGTCCTGCTGCACGAGCAGGCTGCCATCGAAGTCGGGCACCGTGATGTTGAGCACGTCCTCGACCTGATCGAAGGCGTAGACGCCCCTCTGGTCGTCCTCCAGCAGAGGATCGGAGATCACGGACCGCGATACGGCCGTTCCGTCGAGACCGCCGGTCAGCACGTAGTCCTCGAACTGCGGCAGATTGCTGTAGTTCGCCAGGACGGCGCTAGCGGCTAGCGGCGCGCTAACGAACGTGAGGTCGTAGGCGCCGGTCGTGTAGTTGATCGTGTTCTGACCGAGCGCGTTGATGTCGCCGATCAGGTTACCGAGACCATCGTCCGTGATGATCAGACCCGTCTGGTAGATCGCGTCGATGGTGAGTCCGGTGCGCGCCGGAACAGTCGTCTCGACCGCGAAAGCGCCAGTAGTGAAGTCGATCGTATTCGGACCGACACCTACATCACCGGTGAGAACGCCGCCGACGGTCGAGTTGACGACCCGCAGACGGATGTAGTCAACGTAGAAGAACGTCGTAGCCTGCGGCGGCAACGTGGTGCTGATCACCATGGCACCGGAGCCGGTGGGCGTCGTCGCCGAGTTCACCAGGCCGAGCGTGCCGGTAGCAGCACCGCCGAATGTGAGCGTCGGAGCAAGCGCCAGGTTGATGGTCGTCAGCGGCTTCGTGATGATCGACGACTGATGGTAGTCTGCGGTGATCGCGATGCCCGCGTCGAGCGGCGCCGTAAGACCAGTGATCACGCCGGTGTCGTAGTTGATCGTCGCGCCGGCCGGGAAGAGCGCCGACACCGCGAAAGTGCCGTTGCCCGCGTCGGTTACGGTAACCGGCGTTGCCGGCGTGGTCGTCGCCGTGATCGAGACGGTGGCAGGGTGCGCCGGCAGGTTCGCGAGCGCCGTCGAACCGCCGGGGAAAGTAAAGGCGCCGCCCGTGTTGACGCCGATCGTGACGATCGTCTCGGCGATGAACGCCGCGGCGCCAGCGTACTTGATCCGGAAGAACGAGTTCTCCCGATGAAGGTTGAAGAGCGCAGCGGCGGCCACGGTGTAGGCCGTGTTCACGCCGTTGATCGGCCCCGCCACCGGCAGCACGAAGTTCGTGATCCCGGTCGCCTGGGCATAGAACAGCCGCAGCGAGCCGTCGAGAACAGGAATCGACGGCAGCGTGCCGGTGAAGTCCACCGCGATGCTGTTCGGCACCGGCGCCACGGTCTGAACCTGATCGGGGATCTGCGCGCCACCGGCGACGATGCGAACACTGCCATCGAGCAGCGGCGGAACGAGGAGCGTACCGGTGTACTGCGTCTGGAGACCGGTGCCTACGCCGATCGACTCGTCGGTGACGTTGGAGCCGACCATGGCTGACGGCGTACCGCCGACACCCTGCGTCAGCGTAACCAGCAGGCTCGGGTCGCGTGGGTCCGTGATCGCCGCCGCGATGTAGTCCGACGCCAACGGGTCGGTGAACTGCACAGCCTCGTAGACCTCGTCCGCGATCAGGAACGACGGGTCGAAAGCCGACGGGATCAGGACCAGGATGTCGAACTTCGTCCAAGCAGCCGGGCTGACCGACCGGTCGAGGAAGTTACGATTGCCTCGTACGCGGACGGTGACGTCATTGCCCCACGTGCCGGGACCAATGGCGGTGAAGGTCCACTTGATCGGCGCGTCGATGTCGACATCGGCCGTAACGGCGTCGGCCGGGGCGACCCGGACGACCCAAGCGCGCTCACCGCCGGTGTTGAAGAACGCTCGCATCGAGAGCGCCACGACACCGCGCGTGTTGATTGCGCCGAAGATGGAAGTGAACTCCTCGACGGAGCGCACCTCAATTGGCCTGTCGACTGGACCGGCCTCGGTCCAGCCGACAATACCCATCTTGGCCGGCGAGAGTCCCTCGGCAGCACGTGCCGGAGCCTTCTCAATCCCGTAAACGCCAGGGCTCAGGAACGTAGTTGGAAGCGGCACGGTAGAGCCTCCCTAACCTTACTTGTTCTCGAAGGACTTCTTGGGCGCTTGAATCGCTTCGCCCTTCTTCTGATTCAAAGGCGTGAGGCCCTTGACGCTTGGCTTGGTGGCTGCAGCAGCGGCGATGCGACTCTGACGAGCCTTCATGAGTGACTCGACCGCCGGAGAGTGCCCGGTCATGTCGATTGTCTGTACGCCGCGCTCGTTGCGCGCCATCTCGCGGACTTCGTTTCCGCGGAGGAGTCGCTGCACTTGAGCGTTCGACGAGTCAACCGAGAAGCTGGCCCCGACAGGGAAGCTCATCGACCGACCGTCGTCGAAGTCGATGCAGACGGGACGCGTACCGATTACCTGATAAGCGGCCTTCATTGTCTAGCCTTCCTTGACCGTCACGCGGGTAGTTGCGTAACCATCGCCGTAGATACCGCCGGGAGGTAGGTCTGGATTTGGCCCTTGCGCTGGCGGACCAAGCGGCGGTGTTGTCGTTTGGTTCCCCGTAAACGCAGTCTGAAACTCCGGTATCCGATCCAGAGTAAGCTCAGCCTCGGCCCTGATTGTAACGCTATACCCACACACACGGTCAACAAGACTGTTGACTTCCGTCAGATCGGCTATTCCAGACTGAACCGTCTTGTATGTCCTTACGCAGCCTAGGCTGTCAGTCAACTTAACCGATCCGAAGATAGGATAGCGAGCCAGAATCATCTGGAGAAGCATGATGGCGACGGCACGATACCTCGACCAGCACTCAATTGTGTAGAGGAGATCGTAGGGACGTTCCTGATCTTTCGTCTCGTAGGTGGTCCAGCCGATGTCGCCGTTCACTGAGACAGGGACAGCCGATTCGGCGGGCAACCTGTACTGCATAGTCGTCGATTGCTGCCGGCTGATGGCCGGGAGTATGTCGTCACGGTTGACCGCGATCTCGGGTAGATCGAATTCGATCTGCGTCGGCTCAGGGCGCTTGTAGACGACGCGCGCCTTGGTGATCTCTCGCGGTCCGTCCGGTGTTTCAACATAGAGCGGGCTGATTCGGAGATACCACTCGTTCTTCGTGATGTCCCACTGCGCGCCGAATCCGATAATGATGGCCTTGTCCCAGTCGATGATGTCGACGTGGCCGGTCTTCATTCCGAACTGTGTGAACGGTCCAGGCATTGGTCAGCATTTTATGCGGCAAGGTGAGAGCGGACAAGACGCTAAGTGGCGGATCGCCAGGAGGTATTTCGGCTGTCCTCGAACTCCTTAGCACGAGCCTCGGACATCGGCATCGGTGAGCCTGTTGGGTTGGACCCAGTCTCCAGGATCTTGGCCACGGAGCCCGCCGGTGTATTGCCCCACGCAAGCCCGTGTGCCTGCAGATCCGAGGCGGCTGGCACCCAGTGGGGCTTGCGCGGCATACCGCCAAGACCAAGCTCTAGTCGCTTAGCTAGAAAGACATAATCAACATAGGCTCGACCAGCGAACTTGGGGTTGATCACAGGTCCACCAAGTGAAAGGCTGGCGCCAGCGTCTGTTAGAGCTTTCCGTATCGTCGGTATTAGCGGTCTAAGCGTGGCGCGCCTCGCTGCCACCTCTTGGGATGTTTTAGGTATAACTTCTAGATCGGCTACGTAAGCCGTAGTCAGCGCTGGAATAAGGTCGATCGGCCATGGGTTATAGGGCATCAGCGCCAACCAGTAGTTGTTTACTGGAGCGTCAGGTGACGTACCTGTCGACTTCGTTACGTTGACTAAAGTCGTCTCCGCTGGAAACAATGGCGTCTCAACAGCACTGACTGCCATGACCGCCCACTTCTTGCGGTCGCTAGACTCGTAGACCTCAATCGAGTCGCGGTAGAGCTTGTGCCACCACTCGGTCATTGGGATCAGCCGCTTGACTTGGGCGGCGGTCTGCGCGGCGATGTTGCGACCGATCTGCGCAACTGCATTGTCCAGCCGTCCAGGCATTTGCGCCTTGAACCGCGATAGCTCAGATGCAGTCCAGGTGACTTTGATCATCTGCTCCAGCTTACCTGCGCCGATCTTCGGACGCGACCCGTCGTGAGATGGGTAAGACTCCGACTAGGAGGGTGCCGTGCTAGTACATCATCGACTACTCGCCGGTAGCACCTACCGTCAGTTCACCGTCTGGGCGCGCACCGACACCATGCGCCGCTCTGGATTCGGAGCGCACGAGGACTCCGGATTCAGGGTGATCAAGAAGAGGCCGCCATGAGCGACCCTATCTTTCGTGGCGGCTCGTTCTACTACGAGCTTCACTTCTGTATCGACGAACTCTGTCAGACGAGCCCGAATCTCCGCGAGGATCACATCAGCTTCCGTCCGATCAAGCGGAAGAAGCCAT